TTGCTGAGGAGTTCTATTGTCCCAGGGTTCTGCTATACCTTGAAGGCAAGCCAACAAAGCGTAGCGAGCACTATCAATACAATCATCTGGGTCACTGAATCTTCCCTTTTCATCTACATAGTAGTTAGTTGCTTCGCTCAGGAAATGTGTGCAATTTTCGTTAATCATTAAACTGCCAACTTCCAACATTTGACGCATTTGATTTACGCCATAACTTTTGTGATTGGTTGTTCTGCCTTGACTGTCAGGGGGATTCATAATAGCCTTTTCATAGACATTAAGTTCATACTGTTCAAATAATTCTCTAATGCTGTTTGCGCTCATAGTGTATCTGCCACTAGTGCTAGCGTCAGCAGGTAAAACAATAGGAGTGCCGAACACTTCAGGACGAAGTAAATGATTGATATACTGTGTGGGCACAGCTTCTTCAATGCCTTGAACAACAATTTGTCTATGTAAGTAAGCAATTTTCTCATGAGGTTCCCAGTACATTAATGATATCACCGTTTTGTCATTGACTAATCCTAGGTCTAGTGCAATAACACGCTGTATTCTAGGCATACGCAAGAAATCAATCTCGCCTGTTTTATATAATGGCCAATTAGCAATTTGAAACACAGCACCCTTACCCATAACAGGCTTACCAGCAATACGTGCTTCACGTTCATGTGGTAGATAATCTCGTTCTAGTTGTCTGCGAGTTTCCATTAAAAGAAATGGCAAACCCCAAGGATCATATTCTGGAACATCATCCCAGCTTACTCTTATGAATTCATAACCTTCTTCTTTTTTCCAAAACTTACTTACAAGTCCATTTAATCCTTTGAGCGGAGTAAACGAACAGAGAACCTTGCCTTGCGTAGTTGCTGTACGAGTAACAATCTCACTGAAGAAATCATCTGGAGGTTGTTCGTCAAAGACTGCGAGATTAAGTTTGAAACCTTGTAGTTGACGTACCTCCTGCGTATAGTTAGCAAATAACAAATAACTATTGCCCCCAGATACGTGCTTAATCTCACAGCCGATATTGTTGGCGCCGTCATTTCGCATAGTATCAACAATGATACAATCACGGGGAATAGCACCAGTTCCCAAGTTTTCAGTAATTTTAACATCTTGTGTTCCTAATAATTCATTTTGTAATACCAGCGCAACCTGCGACCAACCCTCACCTGCGACCATACAAGTAATAGGTGTGGTAAATCTATGCCCTTCCCACCAATCTGGATATAAGCCAGTTAAGTGCATGGCAGTTTCATAGCAAGTTGATACTGTTTTACCAATCCTGTTGGCAGCAAGAATACCACGACGTTCGTGTTTGCCAGTTAAAAAGAATTTCTTTTGGTGTTCAAAGGGTCTAAAGTATTTTAACTGATTAAATTTCATGTCATCAGCTACACTGACACTGAGATCCATTAGTTGTTCTTTTAATTCTCCAGTTAGTGTGCCAATGCTGTCTAACTTTAAATTATATTGATCTACTGCCCAGCGTAATGCTCGGCTCATTAATACATCATTGCCCAGCATTACATATTCCTTAGAAAGTTTGCGGTTAGTTTTTGATCTAGATATCTAACCAAACCTTTTAATTCTTCATGATTAAGAATTATGTGTATTTCTAAATCTTCTTCATCATCTGCGTTGAATCTAAAGTGAAGTTCAAACTCGTCGGGACCAGTCCAAACTCCACCTATGTCTACAGCACTGGATTCATCATGCGTGAGATTGAACACCGGCTTCTCCTGGAATAGGATTGTCTTTGTTAATCTGTGCTAGATAATAAAGTGCTTCGCTGAGATCACGTATTTCTGCCGCAGTGGCTACCCAAGTGTCAGGATTACTAAGACTTTCAGGTTTGGCTGTTAGCATTGCCTGTAGTCTTTCAGCAGTTAAACGCAGGATATGTTCTATCTGTCCTGGAAAGCGTGTTTTAAATGCTTCCCTGTGCGCTTTATTAACTTTTTGTAAAATTAAAGTATCACGAGCACGAGCCGCTTCTGTGGCTTGAAAGATATGTCCATCGCGGATTGTTGGATCTATGCTCATACTCTTGTGTCCGTGCCCCATGGATCAACAATAGCTTCTTGATTGAACTGTCCAAAGTCTCTGTCAACAAATGTATCCCAAATATTACCAGCATTGATACGCATACTTTGCATCATGGTGCGTAGTCTACGTCCAACTGGAGTTAGTGTGCCATCTTCACGTTGAACCATTTGTTCGCCTGTGGCAGCACCAATCCAACGAATAACTTCTGGACGTTCACGACCATACTTGTCAATCTTTGTGCCTGTTTCTTTTTGTTCCCAAGGTAAAAGCATTAAAAGTTAAGCCACCAAAGGCAGCAAAGTTACCTAAGGTGCCAATGATATCTAAAATATCAAAGGCCAAACCTTTTAAAAGAACAATTAGTAGTAATACTGGTGCTCTAGGTTCTACCAGCAACTACTAAATAAAAATAAGACAATAGTCTTGTTATAGCATAGTAAGCGGGGAAACAATAGTTTCTCCTGCTTATATTAAGGAAATGAAATGACTAAAAAAACTTCTACACCCACAGATGTAACCAGCCCTTGGGACGATGCTCCTGAGGCAACAGCAGAAGAAATTATTGAAGTAGCAAATAATATCGCTGGCATCAAACCACAACAACCACGATCACAGTCTTTGACACCTAAAACATATAGCGTATCAGCAAAAGGCTTTTTAATCTTTTTGTAGATATCAGGAGTTAATGTTCCACTAGTAGCCATACCTTGAACTGTTTGATATAAATCTTGTTGGCACTTTTGAATGATTTGTAAACGACCTAATGCGTTTTCTTCACTCATCATACCAATGCTTAGTTCTAAATGGATTTGTTTTCTATCACAGAAATTCATATCATCCCAAGCGGCATAATCTAAGAACTCTGGCTTTTTATCTGGGTGACTATCTGCTGCCAATCTCTTAACACCATAATCATCACCATACTGAATTAGCGTGCGCCATACTAACCATAGTGCTTCTTTTAAGCCTTCTGCGGCATTGCGAACTGTGTTATCTTGAATAATTTGGTTTGGAGTTAATGCTAGTTGTAGTTTAACACCACTATTACCAGCAGCCATAACTTCTGGATTAAATACGTCCTGAGGAGTAGTCATACCAACCATGGCCATTGTATCTTTTTGTATGCGATCCATGGCAACTTCTAAGAATTGTAAATTACCACTTGGAGGAGGCATTTGATATATGTCTTTTGCTGGATCAAATTTACTATCTAAAATAAAGATAGCACTTTCGCCATCCTGCATCATTTCAAAGTCAACTCTATCTGGCTTAACACCAATACGTGGAGTAGCAGTTAATAGACCTAACTGAATCTCAGCACGTGCCGCTGAAGTGTTATATTCCTGCATTGGGATCACTGATTCAGCAATACTCATACCATAAAAGTTACCTGGCAATGGTTTTGGACACATGTTAGCCACAGGAATAAATTCTACTTCACGAGCACTGATAATGTAAGTGCCTGAATAGATAACTTCAACTAATTCTAATTCGCCATCTCCGTCAATGTCAAATCTATTCCATACTGTGACAATACTAACTTGTCTACTATCTGGATCTGCTGATGCGGCACTACTAACTGGAATACCCATAATAGGCACTGAATCACGAGCGTGTATAGCCAAATTGTTTAGCACTGAACCTGCTTGGTAAGCACCGTTCATGTTGTACTCTGCAAACTGACGGAAATTGTCTAAGTCACCTTGAATGTCTGGATATAACTCAGCGGCTTCTTGAATTGTCATTGGATCGTAGTAACCACAGAATGGCTGATCACGCATTTCAGGTACAGTTGGATCACAAATCCAATAGTGTTGTGCAATAGGGTGGAACTTGATATTAATGTTGTAGCCAGTTAGTTTATACTTGGCCTTGTAACTTGTGTTACGTGCAATAGCATCACGAATAATTGCTTCACGTTCAGCAATGTCTGCGGCATCAGTTGCAACAGTTGCGCCTTCTACATCTACTTCATCAGTTTCTAATCCAGCCAGGATTGAGTCTTTAAGATTTAATTCAAAGTTGGCATCTTGCTCACCCAACAACTGGGTAATTTCTTCCATGGCCTTGATCATGTCTACTGATTCTTGACGCTTGCTTTAACGCAATGCTGTTAAACCTGATTCTGCGGCTTGTTGTTCAAATGCACGTAATTGATCTGAAGTACCTTGTGTTTCTATATAACGAGTAATTTGTTCACGAATTGGCTTGATCATCATCATGCCGTTTTTGTGCATGGCACTATCCATAACCCAACGCTCTAAGATAAAGTGCGGGTCATTCATTTGATTT